GGCTAATCCATCCAGGCTGCAGCACAGCGGCAGTGTTGGGTGAAAGAATGCTTTAGGGTGGTCCAGTTTAAGATCTACAAGCAACAGACGTTCAGCTGTCTCGCGCAGGATTACAGGCTCTAGTGTATTGCCCCAGCTCATGGCTTCATTAGATATATCCTTGGGCTGCTTGCCGTTCAATGCGTCAATACTTGTTAAGAGCTCATCATTGGGGGTGCGATACTTCGATAAACCTAGCACTGCCGGCAAGCGGCTAGCTGACAGCATGCTGTCGGGGGTGACTTTACCAACCATTATTATCTCCTTCATTCCATATGTAGATTCTGATTAACCGGCCATGGGCATCAGAGTGTTTTGCTGCGGTGTACCCGATTACCTTCCACAGTGGTCCACGAAATACTGCACCGTAGGCACTAGGATGTACATCATCTGGGAGCGGGTGTTTCTCCCGAATGTCGTTAATTGATACCTGGCCACGTTCCCGGCTGATAGATCTAGCTAGGTTGCGTGCCATGCTGATGAACTGTGAGCGCCTGGCTTCGATATCATCCAGGATCTCTAGTTTCAATTGCTGTCCTGTTCTCATTAGATCCATCCTTTAAATAACATTATTGCAAGCATGATGGAGATACCCACCATGCAACCTGTAAAGAAATCATCGCTCATGATTCACCCCTGTTTTTTTTATCAATGTCTGCACATTCAAGCTGCCACAAAACGTATCTTGCTCTTGCTTCGTCAATCATTAATTTAGATAAAGCAAGTAGATGCATTTCAGAATTCATGTCAGGCCGACTAATTCCATCTGAATTATCTGCAACGTATCCTTTTATTAATTCAACTATGCGGCGAACAGGAACAATTGATGGATAACCAAAATGGTTCATGCTGGGATCCTTTTCATCAGGTTAGATACTTGGGTGGCAGACCAGACGTAGTTGCCGCGAGGTGTTTCGATCTTGCGCTCTGCCAGTGCAGCTGCAATGGCACGCAAGCTGCTGTAACCAGCTGCTTTCAAGTCACGCAGGATTGGTGCTAGAGACTGTGCAAAGGTATCTGCGGAGGCTTTCAGAGCTGCTACGCCGGCTGCTGAGCCAATCTCTGGGGTTGGTGAGCCCAACACTACACCGCGAGCTTTAGCGGCTGCTAGAGCTGATTTGGTGCGGCTGGAGATCTGCTCACGCTCAAACTGTGCAACCACTGCACGCACACCGAACTCCAGGGTGCCAGCAGATGGCATATCGGCTGCAACAATATCAACGCCAGACTTACGCAGTGTCAGCAGGAAAGCTGCATCACGCGAGAGACGGTCGATCTTGGCGATAAGAATAGATGCATTGGTTTTGCGGCAGAGCTCAAGAGCTGCTTCCAACTGTGGACGATTGTCCACCTTGCCTGATTCGACTTCGGTGAACTCAGCAATGATGCTGTCGTTGTAGGCAGAAACTAATTGCTTTTGGGATTCAAGACCAAGACCAGAGCGGCCTTGCTGTTCGGTAGAAACTCGGAAGTAAGCAACGTATTTCATATGATCTCCTGTAGGTCGGTAGATTGGTTGAGATATCTCAACAACCCCGATTCTACAGAGTTCAACGGCTGCGTCAACAAAAATAAGCAAATATTTTAAAAATAATGATATCGTTGCGATATCTAAGGAGGGTATATGCAGGAATTTAATAAGTTCTTTGTAAGATTGCGGCCTGATACCAGGCGTTTATTGGATCGAGCTGCAGCAGATCAGTGCCGGAGCCGGGCTTCGTTGATTGATGAGGCGATCAAGGAGCTGCTACAGAGGCGCTACAGCAGCACTGCGGAGCTGTTGGATAAGATGATTGCGGCACACCAATGAATGGCCGAGGAGCTAGGAACAAGGGCGCTACCGGTGAACGTGAGCTGGCTGGGATACTTAGCGACAAGCTAGGTTTTGTGGTCAAGAGGAAACTTGGCCAGGCTAGAGATGGTGAGGACGATATCCAGGTTGGTAAGTTCAGGATCGAGGTCAAGCGCAGGGAGCGAGTCAGCATTGACGATTGGTGCAAGCAGGTGGAAGCTTGCATTGAACCTGGTGAGGTGCCTGTGGTGGTTTACAGACGCAATGGCCAACCATGGCGTGTTGTATTACTGCTAGACGATTTCATACCAATGGTTAGAGATCAGTTATGATTTCCTGGCTGTGGTCGGTAGAGCAGCTATCTGGCAAGCGCACAAGCCTGGTGGACAATCTACCAACCCGGCAGGTGATTAAGTTTGGTATGGACAGCAGCATCAGGCAGCAGGGCAAGAAGAAGCGTCATGATGAGAGGATTGTGGCCATATTGGAGGAACATGGGAACCTGTCAACACCAGACATATTTGAGGCAATGCTGAGACAGGGCAATCCGATAGGCACCGAGCAGATATTTAAGATCTGCAAGCGATTACAGGCTGCTGAGATCATAGGTATGACGATCAGCAAGCGGCCACACACTGGACAGAAGTTGAGTATATGGTACATAAAAAGCGGCACAAGGTAGATTTTCCTATTGGCGGTAATTTGACAGGTGATAGGTTTTGCACCAGCTGCCAGACTAAGCAGGATATTAAGGGTGGTGAGTTCTGTACGTTTAACGCTGGGAGGAATCAGAGATGGATCTGCGTTTCTTGCAAAGACAGAAGAGCTGCCAGGCTTGCGTGCATTCAGTAGCTCACTCTGAGGGTTTGTGGTGCAAGTATTGGGATAGAGAGACTAAAGGTTTGTGTGATGCGTATCACCAGGCAGAAGCAGAGCTGTCTGATGCGTTGACGATCAAAGGAGAGAGCAATGAATAATATAAAACTAGTGCCACAGATAGTGGAAGAGGAACCCAAGAAGCGCAGGGTAAAGAACCAGCTGGCAAGTGTTTGGAACCCAGACTTTAAGTATAAACCTGGTGGCACTGCGATGGATCTGGCCAAGAAGTTTGAAAAGATCCGCAGGGATATGCAGAAAGAGACAGCTGAAGAGGAAACAAAGGCTGTGTTAGGCAGGGTTAAGTGAAACAACTGAAACGTATTTGCGATCTGTGTGGTGATTTGCATTTGCCGGCAAAGGTTGTGACTGTGGATGGCAAAGAAGTCTGTACATACTCAGAAGCCTGGCGGCATGAGTGTGAGATCCAGCATGCAATGCGATTGCCGGACAAGGCTAGGAAGCCAAAGGTAACTAAGCTGGATTACCTGGTGATGGTGGAGAAAGAGCGCGGAGAGCCGGCAAGGAAGCGACTGCGAACAGCTATGGCCATGAGATACAACAGGAGCAAATGATGATTCAAGTATTGTCTATAAGTATCTTCTTAGCTGGTGTAATCATAGGTGCAATCCTGGGAATAATGATAGGCATGCTGCTATCAATGGATTGGTGTGGGCATGAGTAAGTTTGTACTGCCGACAAAACCAAAAAGCATTAGAAAGAAGCAAACACCACCGCGAAAGACTCCATTTGCTGTAATCCCAACCAGGTCGCTGACAGACAAGACGATCACAGACAGGAACAGAACCATACTAGCGATGGTCAGCTCATTTGCAAGCAGAGCAGGAATTACCTGGGTATCACAAGGCAGAGTAGCGCAGGAGTTAGGCGTAACCAGGCAAGCTATCAATAAGCAGATGCGTATCTTATCGAGAGCTGGGTACATTGAAAAGATCGGTAACAGCTACTCAGGTAAGCCAGGCATTGCAGGATGTACATGGCGAGTGATCTACGATAAATCACTGTCAGCAGAAGATCAGATAGCGATTGCTGGCAACGGACATGAACTAGAAGTTGATAGCATGTATGTAACAGATGAACCAATGACAGAGCCAACACTACCAACGGAGGAACCAATGAGGAAGCGTAGAGTGAGAGAGCTGGAGGTTGCACAAGAACGTGAAGAGGTAAGGGCTCATGACTATAGTCGGGAGTTTGTACATGCATGCAGGACGATATGCGGAGTTGATCGAGTGTTAAATGAACAAGATGCCAGAATTGCATCGGAGTTAGCAAGTAAGCAGTTATCAATTGAGAAATGGCGTCAGATACTGCAGGATTCAATGCATTGGCACCAGCAAACAGGCAGACAGCCGCCATCTGGGCTCGGATACTACCGACAGGTCGCATTATCTCAGCAGGGCTAAGCGCAAGGGGTGTGTGTATAAAGCTCAAACGAACATTTGAAGTCTATACACATGCCAGTTTCGTTAGCAAAAGAATACGTAGCGATGTCAGAAAGGCACTATTGGGGGGGTGGGGTCGGTGTAGCGATGGGGGTGACTGACACAATTTTTCCTGTGTTTTCCCTACAGATGCGTTTATTGCGTTTGTTTCGAGTGCAGCAACCTAACCCATATATATGGCTAAGCTATAAAAGCTGTCTGCTCTAGTTTATCTAAGCTCCTGCTACTGCAGGTGGAGGTATT